GCGGCACCCCGGCCTGATCGGCGATGGTGCGCACAACCTCGGTGGCCAGCGCGCCACCGGCCTTGCCAAGCTTCTGCGACAGGACCTTTTCGACAAACGGCGCGCCGACCTGGGCGGCAAGGGCAATAAGGGCAGACATCAGAAGCTCCTCAGAAAACGCGCCAGACGCGGCAGCGGGCGCTGCACGGCGGCGGCAATGACATCGCGATAGGTGAAGGCCAGCCATGCGGCCCAGATCAGCGCCAGCCCCAGCAGGGCGGCCCCGGCCCAGGGCAGGCTTGCCAGCGCGTCAGTCTGCCCGGTTGCCGCCCCTGCGGTGCTGACCCCCACGGCGGGGGCAGCAACGACGGTCTTGCGCCGGGCATCGATGCGCCGCTGCAGGGTGGACAGGGTGGCGCGGCCCAGAATGCCGTCCACGGTCAGATCATGGTCGCGCTGGAACGCGCGCACGGACTGCGCGGTGATCCGGATGGCATCGGTGCCCACGGCATAGCCAAGCCCGGCCAGCGCCGCGCGCGCCGCGCTGAATTCTTCGGCTGACAGCGGCAGGGCGATGCGGGCCGCGCCAGTCGCCATCACGGGTTCCGGGGCCGCTTTAACTGGGATGTAAACCCCCTTCAGCAGCAGGTCCGCCTCCCGCGCCCGGCGCTTGACCAGACCGGGCAGCACCTTGCCGCCACCCTTGTTCCAGGCGGCAAGCCCCTTGCGGGCGGCACCGGCATTGTCCGCCATCCAAGCCTTGACCCAGCTGGCCCGCCCGATGGCCCCGGTGTTGAAGTGGAACATGACACCGGCGTCGAATTCGTGCTGGACCGGTTGGCCGGGCTGCATCGCGCGGATGACGGCGGGCACATAGTTTCTGGCCAGCGCCATAGCCAGCAGGCCCTGGGCAAGGTGGCGCGTGATCACCATGCCCGCGCGCGGCGTCACCACGCCCGACGCGGCCGTCAGCCCGGCCCCGATGGTCCAGACGCCGGCCGGGCACCGATAGGCGCGCAGCACCACGCCCTCTTCTGCTTCAAGCATGGCAAGGCCCGGCTCCGATATGTCCATGATCAATCCCCGGTGGATACCGGATGACCTTCGCAAATCAGGGGGGGCGATGTGACCTTGAAAGGTTTCGGGGGTGGCCCGGTGGCGCGCCGGTCAGGCCGCCTGCCTACTGTGGCAGACCGGAACGCCCGCTGTCAAAGGGGCAGCTTCATCTGCGCCGATCCGGCCTCGGCCTCGATGTCCGCGCGGTACAAAGACACGGTGCGCGTGTGCAGATCACAGGCCAGCGCCACCTCCTGCAGCGACCGGCCTGCGCGCAGCATGGCCATGGCCTCGGCCCGCCGCCGCTTCATCCCCCGCGCATCGGCGCAGGGCAGCGTCATCTTGCCATGGCCGAAGACCGCGATCAGCTGCGTGGCGGCGTCAACACCGATCACACCCGCCAGCGCCGATCCTTCGGCCTTTACCGGCAGCGATATCTGACAGCCGCCCCAGCGGCCCAGCAGCGCGGTGGTCGCCTCGCGCCCGATGGCCTCCTCGATCTGTGCGGCCAGGCCACGGAACAGGGTCATGCCGGATCGTCCCCGAACTTGCCCGCCTGGTAATCCTCCGCCCGTTCCAGGCGCTTCCGACAGGGCGGAATCCAGTCGAAGGTAGTTGGCCCGTGCCGACCGCTGTTCGTCCAGACAATCCAGCAATAGGCCGTCGCGGTGCTGCCCTTGGGTGAGAGTTTGCCCTTGTGCATCACCACCCGTTCGGTGAACTGCAGCACCATGCGCGGGCGGTGAAGTGAGAAAAGTTCCCGGTAGCGACCGACACTTTCGAGAAAGGCGCTGCGGACGATCACCGCGACTGCGGTGCTGGATTCCAGCCCGCGCTTGATGAACTGTTCGGCCAGCCGGAACGGCGGGTTTGTGATCGTCCAATCGGTGCGCGGGGGCGGTGGGCCGAAGAGATAGTCCTGCACCGCGAATCCATGGCCATAGTCGTGGATATCGGACGCCTCGACCCGCGCGAAGTACTCCGCCAGCGGCTTGACCATGTGGCCGCGGTTTGCAGCCGGTTCGCGAACGCTGTCCAGCTTCAGGGTGTACTCACGGCTTGCGAGATAGTCGCAGAGTGCCCGCGTGGCCCAGGGCGGGGTCGGGAAATCATCGAGGCTGTCATGCGGTTCCGACCGGCGCTGCATGACAGCGGAGCTGGTGTTCTGGGTCATGCCGGGTCGTCCCCGTCCCCGGCCAGCCCCTGCGCGCCCTCGTCGGGCGGGTGGCTGCCGCGCCGCCAGTCGGCGTCGATGACGGTGGTCACGACCGGGCCATGCGGGCCGTCCTTGACCCGGAACGACCAGCCGTCGACGACAACCCCGCAGGCCCCGGCCTGCACCGCCGTCTCGACCCGCCGCGCAATGTCCTTCCGAAGGCGCTCGATATCGAAGCCGCCCACGCGCTCCAGATACCGCAGCACCGCATGGTCGCTGACGCGAAGGCGGCCGCGCTTCATCGCCGCACCCCCAGGTCGATGCCCGCGCGGGCGCACATCGCCTTCAGCGCCTCGATCACCGTGGCGATCTGCCTGCTGTCGCGCATCGCATCGATGTCGATGGGCACCGCCCCCCAGGCCTGTTCAAACCGCACGCGGATAAAGGCGTTCAGCCCCGCCGCCCCGGCCTTGTCCACCGCCCCGGCCCGGAACAGCTTGCCCCACAGCACATGGCAGAACCGCACATCGCCCCGGCTGGCCGTCGGCCGCTTTGCCCTTGCTCCGCCGCTGGGGGCAAAGCCCCGGTCCTTCAGCGCCTGCACCAGTTTCGTCAGGTCCGCCTGCGTCATCTCGGTGGTGCTGGCCTTGCCGGTGACCAGCAGCTGCAGATCGCGCCGCGTCTCGGCATCAATGCCCAGCTCGCGGCAGCCGACATGCACCAGCTTCACAAGGGCGCGGGTCATTGGAACAGGCTCAGGCAATCAAGCGTGCGGCATACGGCCCGGATGCGGTGCTGCGACAGCAGGCGGATATCGACCGTTCCCTCGCAGACCGGACAGTCACAGACCGTCGTTCCGGCGCGCGGATCGTCTTCAATGGCCTGGTCCCGTGCGGCCCACACGGCCCGGACGAAGGTCGTGACCATGGCGTCGGTCAAGGCCGGATTGCGGTCGCGCTGTGCGCGCAGAACGACCTTGTGGTTTTCCAGAATGCGGATCGTGTTGCGCAGCGTGGCGATCAGCTCGTCATCGCTCGCCCCGTCCTTGCGCGCCTGGATCACCAGATGGCCGATGGCCACGCCCAAGCCATACTGGATCGATGTCGGCAGATCAGTCAGGTTCCTATTCACCGCATGGTCCTTTCGTGATGGGGACATCGTTCCACTCGCGGCCATCCAGCACCAGCAGGCGGCTGGCGGGCAGGAGACGGCCCGTCGCGTGGCACCTTTCTCGGGAGGCATTGTGCAGGCGGTTGTGATCGGCGCGGGACATCAGCCGCAGGTTCTCGATGCGGTTGTCCGTCTTGTCCTCGTTGATATGGTGCAGGACTTCGCCTTTGTCGGGTCTTGGGTTGCCAGATGCGACCCAGATAACGACATGCTCGTAGGCCCAGCCGTTCGGATCGGCCAGCGGGTGCCCCTTTCCAACCCGTATCTTGACATGCCCCGTGCTTCCGGGACGGCTTCCCGGCTTCCATCTGTGCTGTTGCGACGCCTTGCTGTGGTTGCTGTGATGGCCCTTAGACATTTGGGAACTCCCTCACCATCAGGTCATCGGGGATCGGCGGCATCGTTGCTTTGCGAGGCCCTGACATCTGTTTCATGAAGAACGGCACGCCCGCAGCCTGGCACTGGTCGCGCAGGGACCGTGCCCAGTCGGGGTGCATCGGGCGCGCGCCGGGGCCGCTTTCGCCGCCGCAGATCACCCAGTCAATCGGGTCACGCTCAGCGATCACACAGCCGGACTGTGAAAAAACCGTCTCGCCCGTGAGCGCGTCGGTCCACTCCTGATGACCGCCTACCTGCACCGTGAGGCGACGCAGGTCCACCGGCCCCAGCAGCGGTTCCGCGCTGATGAAGCGCACCGCCGCAGGGGTGCCCATCAGGTGCGGTATTCGTTCTTCGGCGGTGGCCTGATCCTCGATTGAGGTACCAAGCCAGACGTTTGGCAGGGGTTGGCCCACCGTGAAAACGAATGGCGACGGTGGCACATAGCGGGCGGAAACAGCCAAAGCCATTCCGGCCCATCTTGCCGGAGTATCAATTCGGGTCAGGTATGCCCGCATCCGCTCCGGCCGTTTCGTCAGCACCTGGAACCTGTGCTGCGGGGCAAGGGCCATGACGGCGAACACCCGGTCGATCCATTCATCCGGCACCTTTTCGTGGAACAGGTCGGACGTGCTGTTCACGAAAATCCGGCGCGGTGTGTACCAGCGCAGGGGCAGGTCAAGGGCCGTGTCCACCAGTTCCACCTTGCCGGTCCAGCGGTGATCGGTGCCGCCGCCGGGCAGCGTCACACGCTGCGCCAGCCCGTGGCCCCACTGGCCGGAGTCGCTGAACCGCGCGGCCATCACCTCGGCGTAGCAGTGACGGCAACCTTCGGACACGCGCGTGCAGCCCCGGATCGGGTTCCAGGTGGCGTCCGTCCATTCGATCTTTGTGCGGTCAGCCATCAGAAGCCTACCCCCGCGCCACATGTCTGGACTGGCGGAAGCGTGGCCAGCCATTCGTTGCACTCTGTTGCGGTCAGGCCGGCGAACGCGGGCTGCAAGGGCCTGCGCGCCCTGGAAATCGCCACTGCGCCGTCGCCAGTGGTCTTCAGACGAACCGCGCGGACGCCTGTAACGACCGCCAGACCGCGTTTTGACAGGCCTTCGGCAATCGGAATGAGTTCGTCGAAAATCCGCACTGGCTGCGCCAGACCGCACCGCAACAGGTCCGCCTCGATCTCGGTCAGCGAAATGTCAGCCATCACTCCCCCCTTGCCGCCATATGCCCCGCGCGGGCGATCAGCTCGCCCACGCGCTCGGTCCGGGCCGGGCCGAACCGGCTGGTCAGCACCTTTGCGGTGATCTCGGCAATCGCCTCGGGCTGCAGGCGGGCAAAGGCATCGCCCACCAGCTGTTCCGCCTCTGTCAGCTCGCGCCGCTGCGCTTGGGTCAGGGCCATCTCCATCCCCCCATCACGCCTTCGACAGATCGATGCTGACCGCCTGCCAGGCGGCATCGGGCGCATCCCGCCGGAACACCCGCACATAGGTCCGCGACCCCACCACGCGCATGGCATCGCGGATCGCGGCCATGGCGCGCGTCCAGCGCGCGTCGGTGATCTCCAGCCGCAGCAGCATGAAGATTTCGCTGCGGTTGATCTGGCCCGCTTTGTCGGTGTTGAAGGCCCGCGTCACGATGGTGCGGATTTCGGGGCGGGCATCCGCCGCCCATTCGGTCAGGCATTCATCCAGCAGCGTCTTGGCCACCTGCAACTCGGGACCGAAGTCGATGTGGTCGGCCACCTGGACCTGCACCTTCATCAGCCCGTCATAGCTTTGCAGGGTCTTGTTGCCCTTCGGCCCGCCCACGGTTGCGCCATATTCCTGATCCAGCAGCGCCTCGAACCCGCTGATATCGTCAAAGGTATGGGCCTTGAACCGCGCCACCTGGTCGCTCAGCGACAGGCTGTAGCCCACGATCTTGCGCACCACCTCGTCTTCCAGCAGGTGCTGCGGCTTGATCGTCTCGACGGGCTGCAACCCGCCCTTGGCGGTGGACATATACACCTTGCCGCCCACCTCGACCCGGCCATCCGGCACGGGTGTGAAATTCAACTCAGTCATCGTTGGAAACTCCCTTGAAGGTCTGTGAAAAGCTGTCCGGCACGGGCGCGCCGGGGGGAATGGGGGGCAGGCCCAGCAGGACCAGCACAGACGCCATCGCGGCAATCTCGTTGGCGCTGCACATCGTGATGCCGCGCACCCCGGCCATGTCGATCTTGCCGACCGCGCGCGCGGCCATCTCGATCATCTGCGCTTCGGTCCAGGGCGCGGTGCCCGCGCGGTCTGCGGCTGTGGTCATCATTCACCGCCTTTCTCGGCGGCTTCCATTGCCCGTTCCAGCCCGCCGCGACGTTCGTATAAAGCCGTCAGAAGCCCGCCCGCGCACTCTGCCTCATCCATCCGCTCTTCAACCTCCAGCAGTTCCAGAAGCATTTGGTCCAGCGTTGCGTTGTCAGGCATCATTCACTCCTGTTGCGGGGGCAGGCGTTGCAGGCCCGGTACATCAAGGTTCGCCTCGGGCTGCCGGGTGCCCAGACCCGCCCCTTCACCCGCCAGTCCTGGCATTCGTTGCTGGGGATCAGCCCCAGCGCGGGGCAGTCCAGCGCCTGCGCCTGAAACACCCCCTTGAAGCGCTCTTCAAACCCGGCCAGATCGCCGGGATACTTGGCGCGCAGGATCTGGCTGATCATCGCGGCAGACCGGCCCAGCCGCTCTGCCACCCTGTTCTGGCTGGCCTTGCCGCACTCGATTGCCAGCGCCTCGATCCAGTCTGGCAGGGCCTCGCCCCAGGCCGCGCGGGCCACGTCCAGCGGTGTCTGCGTCATGACCGGTCTCCCAGCAGGGTGACCGAATTGGTGTTGTCATCCACCACCGCACTGACCCGGGCGGCACGCGGCGGGCGCGGGCCGGTGTTGCGGATCAGCCGGTAGATCGCCTCCTGCTTCCGGGCCGGCGACGCCTTGCGCTCCACCCGCAGATAGCCGCCCGCCAGCAGCAACCGGCAATAGGCATGGGCATCCGCCGTGACGACTTGCACCAGATCGGTGCTGGCATGGGCCGCAATGTCGGTGGGCGTAAAGCTGCGCAGGCCGCGCATGGCGGTCCACAGGTTCTCCTCGGCGCTGCGGCCCCATGGCGCGGGGGCCGGGCGGTCGCATCCCGGCCTGACCTTCCACAGCTTGCGCAGGCCAGCGCCGGATTGCAGCAACTCCAGCGCGCCATGGCCATCCCAGCCCCGCACGATGCGCGTGGCCTGGTCGATGCTGATCTTGATGCCAGCGGCGATCTCGCCATAGCCGAATTGTGGCAGGCGCAGCGCCAGCGCCCAAGCCGCATCGGCCACCGCCTCGCGGTTCTTTCGGGTCACGGCCAGGCTCATGCGAACCTCCGCGCGGCGGGCGCATCGGCGGAATGAAACGCGGTCTTGCCCCAGTCGGCCATGGTCAGCCGCGTCTTGCCGCGCAGCTGCGCAAACTCGCGCAGGTTGGCAAGGTTGGTCGACACATGCCGGATGCTGTGCCGGGATGCGGCCAGCAGCGCCGCTTTCAACCCGTCGTCAATCTCGATTTCGGG